TACGCAGTATCAGGGTCTGATATGGCACAAATTGGATGGGTTGAAGTAACTACTGAAAATGGAGCAAACGGATACCTATGGTACTTAAAGTCTGAGCACGAAACTCGTTTACGTTTTGATGACTACTTAGAGACTGCAATGATTGAAGCAGTTCCGGCAGCAGGTGCTGTAGCAGGTGGTGCAGCAGCTTTAGGATTTAAAGGTTCTGAAGGTATATTCTACGCTGTTAACAACCGAGGAAACGTATATGGTGGTGGACACCCAACTACTCTTCTTCAGTGGGATAGTATTATCTCAAGACTTGACAAGCAAGGTGCGATTGAAGAGAACGTAGTATTTGTTAACAGAGATTACTCTTTTGACATTGACGATATGTTAGCTCAACAATCAAGCAACGCTGCCGGTGGTGTATCTTATGGTCTATTTGACAATGAGAAAGATATGGCATTGAACTTAGGTTTCACAGGATTCCGTAGAGGATATGACTTCTACAAGTCTGATTGGAAATACCTAAACGACCCAACTATGCGTGGTGGATTAGCAAGTGACGGAGTCGATGGACTATTAGTTCCTGCCGGTTCTACTTCAGTATACGACCAAGTAATGGGTAAAAACGCAAAGCGTCCATTCTTGCACGTTCGATACAGAGCTTCTGAAACTGAAGACAGACGCTACAAAACGTGGATTACAGGTTCAGCAGGTGGAGCACAAACTTCAAGCTTAGATGCTATGGAAGTACACTTCTTATCTGAGAGAGCTGTATGTACGTTAGGTGCAAACAACTTCTTCTTATTCAAAGACTAAGAAGTAAATTAATAATGGGATGGGGCTACATATGTAGCCTCTCCCTTTTTTTTAAGAATTAAATTAGAATTAAATGAAAAATAAAAACAAAGTATTTGAAGCTAAGTCTTACAGGCTTACAAGAGATGTAGCACCTTTATCTTTTATGCTACCGACACAAAACAGTAGAAGATTCCCATTAATGCATTTTGACGAAGATACAGGTATTAACCGAGAGCTTCGATATGCACGAAACCAAAAGACCCCATTTGTGGATGAGCAGGATGGAAATGCCATTCTCGAACCCGTAGTATTTGAAGATGGGCTACTTCACGTTGGAAAAGAAAACCAAGTATTGCAACAGTTCTTACACTACCATCCCTTAAACGGAGTGAAGTTTATCGAGGTAAACAAGGCTAAGGATGCCACAGAAGAGGTAGACTACCTATTAGTTCAAGCAGACGCATTGATAGAGGCTAAGTCACTTAGCTTAGAACAGCTTGAGAATGTATGTCGTGTACTCTTTGGTATGGATACATCAAAGACATCCACCGCAGAGATGAAGCGAGACATATTAGTATTTGCTAAGAACAATCCAAGTGACTTCTTAGATGTTATAACAGACCCTGAGCTACAGTTAGTAGGAACGGTTCAAAGATTCTTTGACCAAGGGCTATTAACATTTAGAAAAAGTAACAAAGAGGTATGGTTTAATTTATCTTCCAATAAAACAAAGTTATTAAATGTACCTTTTGGAGAAGAAGGTATAGATTTAGTTGTCTCTTATATGAAGAGCGATGATGGTATAGATATATTAAAACACCTTGAATCACTATTAGACTAACAAGTTACTCTACCAATATACAAAGACTCCGCAAAAATGTGGGGTCTTTTTTTTTGCCTATCTTTGTAATAAAATAAGAGCAGATGATTAACTCGGTCCGACAGACGGTAATGTCTGTATTGAACAAAAATAATTACGGGTACATAACCCCATCTGATTTCAACTTGTTTGCAAAGCAAGCTCAGTTAGATATCTTTGAGAATTATTTCTATCAGTACAACTACCAATTAATGAAAGAAAATGCCCGTCAATCAGGAACGGGTTACGCAGATATTACGAAAGGTATAGAGGAGGTGATAGACTCTTTCTCAGTAACGCTACCATTGCTACAGAACGCAGGTAGTCAGTATTTCTTACCATCTCCAACAACAACTAACAATAGCTACTATCTTATTAACAAGGTATTAATCTATACTAATCAATTGGCAAGTGGTACTACAGATACAGTTAATGCAACATTTACGCTTGTAGACGACAATTTAGCAGACTTTATAGCAAGTGGTGTATCAGTAGGAGACATCGTGTCAACGGTAACAAATAACGTTACATACAATACTATAGTGGCATCTGTGAACAGCCCTACTCAGTTAACAGTAGGAGCTACGTCAGGCGTAAATGTATGGGATGTAATTGGTAAGACTTATAATATATATAGGGCATCAGACATAAAGGAAGCAGAGAAGGTAAGCAATAGCAAGATTACTATGCTAAGTAATTCTATCCTTACTGCACCAAACCTAACATTCCCTGCATACGCACAGGAGGGTGACTTCTTGGATTCTTATCCAAATACGATAAGTAATATAGGGCAGTTGATTTCTCAGTACATTAGATTCCCATTTGCACCTAAGTGGACATTCATAACATTAGCAAGTGGAGAGCCTGTATTTGATTCAGGAAGTGCTGACTATCAAGACTTTGAGCTACCATTGGACGATGAGGTTAACTTGGTTAACAAGATTCTACAATACGCAGGTATGTCGATTAGAGAGATTCAGGCAGTACAGTTTGCACAGGCTGAGGACAACGAGAATACAGCATCAGAAAAATAACATATGGCATATATATCACAATATCAATACTACGAAAATGGAGGGGCAAGCCCTGAAGATGAAAATTGGGGTTCATACCAATATGTTTCTTTAGAGGATATAGTAAATAATTTTATGTTAATGTACGCAGGGAACCACTCATTGGTAAACAACGAGCCTCGCTACAAGGTATTGTTCCACGCAAAGAGGGCGATACAAGAATTAAACTATGACGCATTTAAAGAGAGCAAGATATTAGAACTAAATGTTGGGGCACAGCTTAGGTATGTGCTACCATCGGACTATGTAAATTGGATTAGAGTGTCAATGTACCGTGATGGTCTATTGATGCCATTGACTGAAAACATTCAGACCAATTGGTCAAGTGCATACCTACAAGACAATAACGATAGGATACTATTCGATATAGACGGTAACGCATTAAGCCCTCAGAACTCAAACTTAGACCAAGATAGATTAGATGGGACTAAGCAGTCTATATACCTAAACCAAAACTCTGAGTATTATGGGAGAGCAGGTTGGAATATTGATGGGGCTTGGTACTTTGACTATGGGATAGGTGCTCGATACGGATTGAATACAGAGACTGCAAATGCAAACCCTACATTTAAGATAGATGCCAAGGGTGGTGTAATAAACTTTAGCTCAGGTATTGAGGGAGAGCTTATTGTGCTTGAGTATGTGTCTGATGGTATGGAGAATGGAGACGACAGCAAGGTAACTGTTAATAAGTTATTTGAAGACTTCATCTACGCTTACATTGAGTATGCTATATTAAATAGCAAGGTAGGTGTTCAAGAGTATGTCGTAAGGAGAGCACAGAAGAGAAAGACGGCATTACTTAGAAACGCAAAAATAAGAATTAGCAATATACATCCGGGAAGATTATTAATGAATCTAAGAGGAAGAGATAAGTGGTTAAAATAATATGGCGAATATTCAAAGAAACTTTATAGCAGGTAGGATGAACAAATCAGTCGATGAGCGACTCGTTCCAAACGGGGAGTACATTGATGCATTAAACATTCGTATGGGTTCAACAGAAGGCTCTGAGATAGGTGTACTTGAGAACTCTAAAGGGAATACTCAGCTAACAACTTTACAGTACGATGGTACTCCGCTATCTGCTAACGCAAGGTGTATAGGAGCATTTGATGATGGAGCCAATGAGACTATGTATTGGTTTATACACGACTCAAACTTTGGTCAAGGCTCACCTACAGGAAAACTTGATATGGTAGTGTCCTATAATGTGAACACTACGGTAGTTGTATACCATCTAATAAGTATCAATGATGGTGGTGGTGTCAATACCACACTAAACTTTAATCCTGAGTACCTAATAACAGGCGTAAATAAAGTTGAGGACTTATTATTCTTTACAGATAACCTTAATCAGCCAAGGGAAATAAATGTTAAGAGAGGTTACTCTCAGCCTGATGCACTCGGTGTAGATGGGTTTGCTTATGATGACATATTGGTAATAAAGAGACCACCATCAGCAGCACCTGAAGTAGCTCTTGTTACCACATCTCCCAACGAAACCTTCTTAGAGGAGAGGTTTATATGCTTTGCTTATAGATACAAGTATGCTGATGATGAGTATTCAGCTACATCTCAATGGACAGACCCTGCATTTGTGCCAAGAGATTTTTCATTTGAAAGAGATAGTATGCTAAATGAGGGTATGGTTAATGAGTTTAACCAAGCAGAGGTAACCTACAATACAGGTGGACCTTTGGTAAAAGGTATTGACATATTATTTAAGGAAGCAGATAGCCCTACTATAAAGATAATAGAGAAGATTGACAAGGCGAAAGCAGGTCTTACAGACAATGCAGAAGAGAGCTTTACATTCACAAATAGTAAGATATTTACAATACTCCCTGAGTCAGAGATACTCAGATTATACGATAGCGTACCATTACTAAGTAAGGCTCAGACAGTTATGGGCAACCGACTTATGTACGGTAACTATACTGAAG